GCCATTAGTGGTTATATTGGTAACAGCAAGAGGAATATCGTTGTTAGTAGGACGAAGATTAGTAACTTCAACAGAAGTAATAGAATTATCATTCTCAACTTCAATAGTAGTAATAATACGATGTACTTTCATGATGTTTAATATTAGGATAAGACTTATCAGAACTTGCAGCTAGGTCTTGATTGACAAGTCTTATCAGACTGTTAAGTTCGTTTGCTGCAATCTATTTAATGTTGATAATGAGCATTTCGAGGTTGAACACTAGCAACAGCATCAGCAAAACTATTGTTGATAACATCAGTGCTACCAACCCGAAGGTCAGTAGCACCATGTTCATTAGAATGGCAAATCGTCATCACTCATTGCAGTAGCAACAAAACTAGCCGCTTTAGCTTTAGCCTCGCGCTTGGCAACAATGGCAGCACGAGCATCGTCCATAATCTGCTTGATAAGTACATTATATGCACCAACAAGAACAGGGTCAGCAGGCTGTTCGATACCTACAATATGATATACATATCTATCATAATCTACAACATTGTAAAGATTATCTTTACGAGTAAACGGATTACGGTCTTGTACACCAGCAGGTACAAACTGGCAAAGAACTTTGACAGCAACACCAGTCAGATACATACTAGCAAAACCAGCTTCAGCAGCTTCGCCAACATAGTTGACAAATCTACCGTAGAACTTGTCTTTGCGCATTACAAGCAGTATCTGATTGAATGGCATCTGAATAGCACCAAGCATACCCATTCGATGTGTACCATCAGGCATACTTTGAGCACCTTTGACAGGACTAGCAATAGTAACAAACGCATTGAGATAAGAATTGCCATTACGACCTGTACGTTCTTGACAATCAATATTAGTAATGACAGTAGTCATTACATAACTATGACCATCAGTACAGATGCGTCTAACAACATCATCAATGGTTTCCACTTGCGCAGAACTTTGGTTATCTGTATCAACAGTAGGTTGAACAGGTTTGTTAACACTAGTAGTTGGTTCAACTACATTAACACTCTCAGGAGCAGCAGCAGCACTCTCAGGAGCAGCAGCAGCACTCTGTGCAGCTTGCTCTAAATCTTTAACGTCTGGCATGACTATTAAGTATTTAATTACGCTAATCAGTAGCATTACTGACAGTTGTTTTCGTTTCAACTGCAAAGTATTTAATGTTGATAATGAGCAACATCATCTAGTAGAGATTAATCTCTACTAAGATAACTAACAATAGCCGATAGTATTCCAAATACAACAGCAGTAATCTGTTCATCGCTAGTTGGTTCTACTTTCAATGCTAGTATGATAGCTGGCATCATCAGTATGATTGCAACTAACAACAATGGTTTGTTTGTTCTCATAATGATTAGTGTTAATAGTTAGTAATGTAATGAGATGAATAATCTCAATGTATTTAATGTTGATAATGAGCAGGATTATCATTAACTCTATCAACTTTAGGCGGGGGTAGTCAATCAAGTTTAACATGACCGGGGGTTATACTCACTAGCCCCATTAAAACACTAATAAACTTAATTACCATTATTACTTTTACTATCACTCTCATCATCTTATTCATTCTCATTCTCATCATCTTTTATCATCATTTAATTACCATTATCTTTACTATATTATTCATTATTATCTTCGTTATTACTTTCTCCTAGAACTTGACAGGGGTAGTCAAGACGAGTTTAATGACCCACCCCTTATACTCACTAGCCTCATCAAAACATTAATATACACTATTTTCACTCTAATTATTACCATTGCTATCATTTTCACTATCACTCTCATTATAACTTTTCATTTCATTTTCATTATCGTTACCTTTATTACCTTCATCTTCATTATTTCCATTATCTTTGCCCTCATCTTTATAATTCTCATCATTTTTATCATAATATTTAACTCAGTCTTCACTAATATCTACAACTTCAGTTGCATACAAATCTTTATTCGCAATAACAATACCTTTATCAGTATCATTTTTAAATAAAACAAATTTATCAACTATAAGTCTATCTTTATCATCAAAAGTTTTTATTAATTTAGCTTCACTAATAATATTAATAAGTTTATTGACATCACCTCTAAATATATAAATAGGATTAACAACATAAATATTTTGTAAATTAGTTCTTTTAATAATATTTTCATCTTCAAGATAAGCAATAGCATTATAATAATCTCTATAATTAGGTTTAACTAAACCATAACCTTTAATTAAATCATGAGAAATATAAATAACATTACTATTAAATTTAATATTTTCAGCAATATAACCAATAAAAGAAATAATAACAGCATATCTATTCTTTCTTATTATATCCCAAACTCTCATACCAATAGTAACAAAATTACGTTTAATACCAACTTCTTTGCTAAGATGATAACCATTATCAAATTCAGCAACTATACCAGTTCTGATACTTTTATTATAACTAAAAGGATTAGCAACAACAAGTCTTTGTTTTTCAAATTCTTCTAAACAATCAGCATTATAACAAACATCATTAACAAGTTTATTATAAACTTTAGTAGGTTTAAAATCTTCTTTAAAAGTCATAACAATAATAGTATTAAGTTTAACATAAAAATATATTACTCTAGGAAATGTCGAAATCTATTCCATGTATGGTATAAATATAGCAAATAAATAGCGAAATCTATTCCATGTATGGTATAAATTAGTATTTATAACTTATTGATAATCAAGTAATTATAAGTTAGCAATAGTATCTATATAGATATATTATATATAATATTTAATATAATCAGCATTAATAGATTCGCTGTGACCCGCTCCGAGCTTCGCTCTCCGCTCAACTCCCCGTGGAGGATGAATACAATCAGCATCAATCATATCAAGTTAATCAATACTATAATTATTATCATTATCTTTATTAATATTATTAATACTAATATGATTAAGTCTAACTCATCTTCATCCTCCACGGGGAGTATGACTTGCATATTTATAATCATATAATCCTCTATGACACAAATGTTAAAAATAGTTTTTCTCTTGGTAGATTCATTCAAACTCTTACATTTGCTAAAAACAATTAAGTTATGGGTAAAGATAAAAGTGAAACTAAACCTAAATACACTAGAGAATTTCATAGTGGAGAAAGGAATAAAAAAGAAGTTAAAGTTCCTAGTAAACTTAAACTTGGAAATATTGGTATTGATAGTATTATTAAAACTAAATAATTTAGTGTTATGATTAAAGTTGAAAGTAAATTTAAAGATTTTGGTATTCAAATACCTACTGACATCAGCGAAATAACAAGTGAAGCACTTGACGCTGTTCTTACTAATGTAGTTGTTGCTAAACACTATTGTGTTGTTGCTCTTTGCCAAAATGAAAGTTTGTTTGGTGTTATTAATAATAAAGTAAGTACAGTTGAGGTTATGCCAATTATTGCTAAGATTAGTAAAGAAGATGCTGAACTTATTGGTATGAATCAAATGGATAAGATTATTATTGACCGTTCTACTCTTGAACGTGGCTATCATCTTTATCTTAAACATAATGTTCTTAGTCCTCAATTTGTTAATAAGTATATTACTAATGATACTGAATTAACTCGTTCTATTACTGTTGGTACTTTTGGACAAAATCAAGGATATAAAAAAGGACAAAAAGTTTGGTTTGTTGAATTTAAAGTTATAGCTATTAATGATTTAAGAGCTGCTATTACTGATAAACATAAAGCTATTAATCCTTTTGTTTATCATTCTGCTGAAAAAGCTAATTAGCCATTTCGTCTAAATAATCGAACTCTTCTTAGAACTACTTATGTATAATTTAAAATTATAGGTACTTGTGTTCTTGTTTATAGTAGTAATCTAAGAAGAGTTCTTAAACTTTCAATTATGGATTTTAAGACTAATACTAGTTTTAATATTGCTAATACTAGTTCTCATGAAGATTTTGATGATGATTATATTCTTATCTATAAAGATATAAATAATATATTAGATGATATTGGATTTCAAGGTGATGATAGAATACTTTGTAAATCTATTATTGAAAGTCTTGAAAAAGAAGCTAGTATTAATATACGAAAAGATAAATGTGTTGCTATTCCTCATATTGGTACTATTCAAAAGAATTGGTATCGTTCCAAACTTATTAGTCATTATAAAGACTTTAAAGAAGCTAGAAAAACTATGACTAGAGAAGAGTATAAAGAATATACTGCTAAAGTTATGGAAGAAGAAAAGCAAAAACATTATGAAGAAGAAGAAAAGATTAAGACTGAAATTAAGTTTAAAAAGAAACTTCTTCCTATTTGGATTAAACTAAGTAAAAAACATAGTGCTGCTTATGCTAATCTTTGGCTATATGCTATGGGTAAACTTGAAATTATTGAATTTGATGAAGAAGTAGAAGAAATATATGAACGGTTTGGAATTGGATTGGATGCTGACCATAGATGAAACTGGTATGCCAAAAGCTCCTACACTTAAACAACTTCTTGATAGAGATGTTAGTCTTCTTTATACTAGAGATAAATCTCCTAATAAAGAGATGTATGTTAAAGAAGTTGGAGTTATTTATTATCTTGGTGACCCTAAAGGTCCATGTCTACAAGAAGGTCTTAGTGAAAAAGAAGCTCTTAAGAAAGCTATTGAAAACTTTGATTTACCTAAAAATTATCAACCTGATATTCTTGTTTGGAAACTTATTAAAAGATATTATAATCAAAAAGCTGGTGCAGGTATGGAAGCTGTACTTAATATTAAGCGTGGTATTCATAATGTTGCTCTAGCTGCTAGCAAGTTAAATGAATTGTTGAATGACAAGTTATCTGATGGTGCTAGTCTAGAAGATGTTCCAGTTGTTATTGGTTATATGAAACAAATTAATGATTTAGCTAATCAGTTTCCAAACACGATTAAAGCTCTTAATGTAGCTGAAGAAAATCTTCTGTATGAACAAGAGAATGTCGCTGGTAGAGGTGGAGTTGAAATTACTAGTAGTATGATTGAGGAATAAGCTGATGCTAATCCACTCCATCCTCTACGGGGAGTCTAGCGTAGGCACGTAGTGCCGAAGCGGGTCCAAGCTAGTGTTGAACTTAATAATATTAATATGGAACTTAAAGATAAAAGATATAATGATATTAGACTTATTTTTCATGAAGAAGAACATAAGTATAATGATAGTCTAGGTAATGATTATATTTCAACTACTACTATCCTTCATAATTATGCTCCTAAATTTGATAAGAACTATTGGTTGAGAAAGAAGTCTAAAGAACTAGGAATAAGTGAGAAGAAACTAGAGGAACAATGGTCAACTATTACTAAAGAAGCTTGTGAACGTGGAACTAATACTCATAATGGTCTTGAAGATGGTGTTAAAGGAGCATCTATGTTTCAACAAGCTATTAATTATCTTGATAAACGAGAAGATGGTGTAATGGTTACTATTGCTGATATACCAAATTTTGGTGCTAATTATAAACTTCTTAATCTTAAAGATTTTATTGAACTTACTAATAATCGTTATCCTCTTATTTATGATGCGTTTAAAATGTACACTGAAAGAGGATATAAGATTTATAGTGAGATTGGTATGTTTCTTATAGATTGGTTAATTAGTGGAACTATTGATATTCTTCTAGTTAATGAAGATACTAATTGTGCTGTTGTAGGCGATTGGAAAACTAATCGTGGTGGATTAAGATTTAGTAGTGGTTATTATAAGAAAGATAAAACAGTTAAACCTGCACAACAAACTAATGTTTGGGTTGATAAAGATGAACGACTTTTAGCTCCTCTTAATCATCTTCCTAATTGTAATGGTGCTATATATAATCTTCAACTTAGTATGTATGCTTTTGCTGTTGAGTATATACTTGGTTTAACTATTAAAGGTATTTGGTTATGTCATATTGATAGTGATTTTGAACTTAATGAATATGGTATGCCAAAAAGATTTTCTGATGGTCTTTATCATATTAAAGAAAATCCTGTTGAAACTACTAAATTCTTTACTATGAATTATCTACGTGATGATATTAATAAAGTTCTTAAAGATAGGGAATTACAAATTAAAGCTAGTGGTGTTCAAACTCAATTTAAACTTGCTATATGAAATTAAATAAAGACAATTTAATTGGAGTAATTATTGGTTTTATTGTTTTAGTTATATTTGCTATTTGTTTATCTAGTGGATGTGCTAAACGTATTACTCCTGTTCCTGAAATTCGTTATATTCCTGTTACTGATTCTACTGCTGTTAATGAATTAGTTTTAACTAAAGAATTACTTCGTAGAACTCAAGATTCTCTTAACGCTTATAAATCTGATACTACTATTAGTGCTGATTATTTTGTAGCTAAATATAAACTTGAACGTATTAGATATTATAATGATATTGCTGGCAAAGGAAATAATATTAAATTTCTTAGAGGTTGGATTAATAGAGTTCTTAATGAATAATAAGCTATGTATATAATTAAACATGAAGGCAATATTAGATTAATTGCTAACTGTCGTAAAAATAATAGAGAAATTAGTTTTGTAAATTATAAAGTACAAATTAAAGTTCTATGGTTTTGGACTACTATTAAAAGTTTTGATGAAGACGATTATGCCGATGCTTGTGATTGTTTTAGATATTGTACTAATCCTTATATAAATTAAATTATGGCTTACTTTAGAGATGCTTTTAAAAAACTAT